GCAACAGTAGTATCTGTTACAATAGTTACTTCTCCAGCAGCATCAACACTTACTACAGGAGAAATATCAGTAGTACCATCGTTACCTAATACCTTTCCAACAAGAGTTGATTTATTTGCAATGATAACACGCTTTAGACCACCGATACCGAGGTCATCACAAGAATATGTTACATCGCCAAGTGTAATATCACAAGCCATTTTATTCTATTTTTAAAGGTTATAAAGGGGAGGCGTTAACCTCCCCCTATTAATTATGCTTGAGCGTAAACGATTTCTTCCCCTTTCAAGTAAGAGAAACCAATCTTGAACTGACCCCAAATCTTGTCGCTTGACAACTCAGCCTCATACTTCATGTCGATAGCACGAACGTCATTGTAGTCATCAGTCAACATAACGATGTTTTGTGGAGCAGATACAAAGAACTGGTCAGCACCTAGACTTGGGAAGTGAACAACCTCCATACCGAAGTAAGCAGGGATGTTTCCTTCTACGATACCTTGAGGAGTAGTAGTGTACTTCTCAGCGATAGCAACTTGGTAGTGTTGCATAGCAGCAGTTCCCATGAAGAAAGCTGGTTTGAAGTCACGATCAGCATCACCGTAAACAGCAGCTAACATTACATCGCTCATTGCAGCGTAAGCAGCACCCATCTCGTCTAAGATGTTTAATGGAGTCAAAGCACCACCACCGATAAGAGTATCGATAACAGCAGCATCTTGTCCCATCTCAAGAGTCAATTCAGTAGCAGCTAAACGTAAAGCGTGTTCTGCAGATTTTTTAGCGAAGAAGTCAAACACCCAATCCTTGAACTCAGCGTCCATAGTTTCTGGGTTGTGCTGCCCTTTCTTCAACAACAAGCCACGGTAAGAAGTCTCAAGAGCATTCTTACAGTTTAGGAAAGACCACTTGTAAGTATCAACAGTCATCTCTTTTTCAGCAATAGAAGCAGTAGATGCTCCATCGAATACACAAAGGTCGTTACCAAATTGCAAAGCACCATCAAAGATTGGTACGTTTACTTTATTTTTTACACCATCAACAAGACGGAAGCGGTTTAGTACAGCCGCAGATTTAACCATAGAGTCGATAAACAAGTTAGGACGTCTATCTCCGTATGGCAAGTTTGAAATTGTTACAGACATTTTATTTAGATTTTAAAAAAATTCGTTTAATTTAATTTACAATTATTTGAAACGACTAAAGAAGTCATTTACAATATTCATCTTCTCAGGAGTGATTCCGTTAAATACGACAGTCTTATCTTCTACAGTTTCTTCAGCCTCTTCAGCTTTTTGTTCTGCAGCAAATTGTTCTTCTAACTCTGATTCGTTTACAACTTCCTCAGTAGCCTCGTACTTTTCTTCTTCTTCCTTTGAAGACTTAACTTCAACAGCATCTTCACCTACAGGAGCCATCTCCTTCTTAGGCTCTTCTGCCATATCTTCTTCTTTCTCTTCGTCTTCATGTTCGCCCATTTCTTTTTCTTCTGGTGCGTCCATCAATGCGATGTGCTTTTGAATCATTTCGATTGCGCTTTTTAGTTCTTCAACGCCACCGAACTTCTCTTCAAAAGAGGTCATAGCCTCAAGTAGAACTGCGTTCTCTTCTTGTAGGCTGTTAATCTTAGCCTCGTAGTTAGTAGCCATAGACTCGAACTGAGCCTCTAACTTACCTAACTCTTTAGCAAAAGTAAATTCAGTCATTTCTTCTTTATTATTTACAGGTTTAATATCAGCTTGAATCTCAATAGAAAAGCCATTAACCTCTCCATCTTTGATAGCCTTAAATAATTCGTCAGACTCAATCTTAGTCTTTACGAATACTGTTCCGTTTGGAAGATTGTAACCATAGTCTGTTGACTTATCGTTCTCTGATTCCTTCATCCAAACCTCAAGCAACACCACATCCTTAGTATCGTACTCGTGGTGTATGCCAAATTCGTTAAACAAACCTTTCTTAGAATAGTTATACATAATATCACGAATTGTCTCTTCCGTGAATCTCACATAGTAATAACCATTCTCTGGGCTAAAGCGTAGGATTTCCTTATTAGGAATCATGATTGGACCTACAACCTCTTTCCGCTCATCGTTAGCAAACATCTCAACTACCTCAGTCTTACTAAAGTATATGAAGTTTTCTTCGATGGCCGGTTTGTCTACAAGAGAAATTTTGTACATACCTTGTTCAAAATCCTCAAGTGTAATATCGTATAATGGTAAATCTTTATCCATTGTCTTTCTTTTTTCTATCCCCATATGGGAGATCAGGTATGTCTACTCCGGCTTTGACATTTCCTTTTCTAATGCTTTCAGCTTTTCTAATTGCCCAATTAATTCCGCTCGTTCCTCCCCAACCAAGCCAAGCAACATAGCCTCTATCTTTCCAAGGCGTGTCTTTATACTTTGGGTCAATTGCAGAATTTTTTTTGTGACGATTAAAAGCAGCCATCCTGGCAATTGTTTCATAACTTAATTTTGATTTAGATGAAAGTTGTTTGGCCCTTGCCCAGCCAACAGGTGTCATTCCTTTAACTTCCTTTCCATACTTCTTCTTCCACTCAAGAACTTTCTTAGCGTTGTTAGATGCAGATGCTGGGTAGTCGTTGTAAGTAGCCATATGATTAATCTACAATTATTCTATTAAACCCTTGACAGACAAATAAGCATAGTCATCAAACACTTGACCATTAGCTTCTTTTATTAGAATAAATTGATTGTCAACCAATGATAACGAACCCTTGCTAAACATAAATGATGAGTTGTTTAGATTTGCTACAGGGATAACCATGTTTATTTCTATAGATGGGTATTGCTTAGTCTTTAGTTGTTCCGTAGATACAATCAAGTCATAGTAATCAGTTGTGTTCTCAAGTTCATCCTCGGCTAATAGACTCCAGCCTGCAGTATTCTTGGTAAACAAACGTCCATTAAATACATGACGAGTCAAATCGGTAGATGTATCATAGTCAAACATATTTCTATAGAGTCTTTGTGTCTCTGTGTACAAGTTTGATATAACACTACTGTTTACTATATAAGGTACTTTAATTGTTGTTTCATACAATGGGTTATCTATGTATGCAAACCTTATCGAGAAGTCTTTATATCCGGTGAATAGGTTCTTGGTAAAGCCTATGTCAGATTCCGTCACATAACCTCTTCTAACATTTTCATTTGTTAGTATGTTTTCATCACCACACAAACTCTTGTAATATACACTTGAGTCCAAGCTTAACTTAAAATCGTTAACACCGTTTTCATTTAACTGTTGTGTAGTAGAGCCTATTGTTTTATCTTGAAGTTCTAACTTATCATAGAACAAATTGTCGTTAGCATTCTCAATAATTAGGTTCTTAATTATCTCTATAGGTCTTGATACCTTTATTGAGTTCAAGTCATCTATATAATAATCAAGATTGCTTGTTGAGGTTCTTAACAGGTGTATTGGGTCGATACGAAGTATGTGGGTTGAGCCATCGTATTCATAGAATAATCCACAACCAAACCTTTTTAATACAGCATCTACAAAATTAGGAACCGTTATGTCACAGGTATTGTTGATAGAATCTTTAATAACAAACTCGTCATCAGGGTAGTATAAAGAAAAGTCTCTATCAGCCTCGATTTTGATATTTAAATCATCGTAGTTTGAAATCTTAGTTATTCCTTTTCTAATTTTTAGATAATAAAAGTTTGAGTTTACCGTAGCAGATGAGTACCAATAAACTATAGGTAGGTTTATTTGAGAGTAGTTACTTACATAAGTTATGTCCAGATAGCCATCTACCGGCTCAAGGTAATAGCAAATACCGTATCTACTGTCTCCTATAACATCAATTAAAGTTTCATCTTGAGGTATAGAAAATTCTACATTTGTCCACTGTAGAGCATCTGCATAGTTGGGATGAGTAGACGGATTTAGGTATGCGTTTACACCTGTTCCTCTATAGGTGAACTGCGATGTAAAAGAATCGTCATCTTTGTGGGTGTTGCTTTGTGTACTTGTTGCAGAAGAAGAGTATAAAAATAATCTATCACCGTTTGGCTCTAATAGGTTTAAAGATTTTGTGAGATACCCATCTTCAAAAATCCCCAACTTCAAAGCAAACTTCATAGTGGAGTCGTTAGGGAATACTTTATAGACCATCTTGTCTTCATCAACAACAGGTAACTCCCATGTTATTGTGTTAATAGTCTCCGTTCTATTACCGCTTTCAAACTTTATTTTTCCACCAAAACTTGTGTGAGGGGATATATATCCTTTCTCACCTGAAGTGTCGTTTACAATTGAAATGTTAGAGTTATCTAATTGCTCTAACGCATACTTCTTAATTGGATTGTAACCTGATGGGGTTGGTCCATAATGACCAAAGTAAGTGTAAGAGCCGTAGTACCTTGTGGTTACCAGCTTATTGTTTCCAAATAAATTCTTAACATTGGTCATGTCTTCATTTGGAAAGGCCGTATCAAACCTATTGTTTAGCACAAAGTTTCTTGTGTTGACATCAGCCTTTGCCTGTAACTTTGCCGGTATTACAGCTTGTAACTTAGAGGGTTGAAAGTCTGGTATTGATTCCGATTCATTGATACCAAAAAGCTTTGATTTAACGGCCACAGGTATAGAGGATGTTGTTAAGTATGTACCTAATTGTTGAAGGTAGTTCTTAACGGAAAGCGTTGGAATGAATCCTGACCTGGTCTCTCCTGATCCATACTCTGTAAACTGTCTTGACTCCCACCCAAACTTATCAACCTCATTAGCAAGGTCTACATAAGGGAAGTTGACTATTCTTGTTAGGTCTGGGTCTACAGCTACCGTTCCTGCCTCACCGCCATTAGATGTGTTTTCCTTAAAGTCTTCTATGGTGTGTCTTGTAGTGTGATGTGAAGACGTAAGTATGTCTCCAAGTTTTTTATCAGAAAGCTTAGAAAAAAATAAAGATAGATAATCCTTTAGCGTAATCTTTATATAGGGCTGATCAGAATTATATTCAATAGAATCAACAGTTAATATACCACGCACCTCTGTTCCTATCGAATTGTGATAAGATATAATAAAGTGATAATCTTCCTTTGGGAATAAACTAACGTCCGTGTTTATTGGGTCATACCCAAAAATACTTTTGTTTGCTGCCGTTAAAGGAATATTTATGTTTGTGTAGAAAGGTATCTTTAATTCTTCTATAGCTGCATCATCATAGAAAGATACATCATAAAAAAATTCTTGCGATTCAAAAAGGTCTGCTTCAAAAAAATTTGTAGCATTTGAACTAATTGATAAAGTAAAACTCATCGCTTTGCTATGTTAAAATTAATTGACTTGCGAAATTTATTTTTTCTGTTGTCGTATGAATCATCACTTAAAGATACTCCGTAAGAAAAGCTTTTACAGTAATCAGCAAAGATTATTTTATCTGCTACAATAACATCCTTGAATGAACCAAAGAACTGTCTACCTTCATTGTTTATAGAAAGTTCGTGTGACAAGGAAACATTGTAAGACTTTAGTTCTTCACTATAGTTTGCTCTTGTTAGTTCAGTAGATATGTTGTAGTCGGAAACTTTATCGTAAGCTATCCCTCGATAAACATCTACACCAAGAAAATCGGATGCGGATATGTCATTAAACAATCTATAAATATCACTGTCAAACTTAAAGGCAAATGCCGGTATAACTGCGTCTGGGTCTGAATACATTACGACACCATACACTCCTTTAGGTATACCGTTCTCTTTGTACCTCATGTGTAC